CAGTGTCAAGAAACCTGCCTTCATCCGATCCATTAATGACATAGACATCAACCCCCAATTGATTACAGAGTGCCTTTGCTACTGTAGTCTTACCACATCCTGCAGGACCAGCAAGAAGCATATTAGGTATCTCACCTTTATCTAGGAAATCAAGAAAGGTCTTCTTGGTTTGCTCTGGCAAAATACATTCTTCAATTGTTTTGGGTCGATACTTCTCAACCCAAAGAAACTCATCTCTCATGGTAAATTAAAGGAAAAAACTATTCGATCCTCATCACTTTTATGAGGTGGTGCAGTGTGTAATAAAAATGCAGGAAAAATTATCATATCACCTTCTCTAACCTGCGGAGATGTAGATCCAATTGTTCCTGTATGATTAGGAAATGGTGAAGTGAATAAAGTAGATGGATGAACATCTGGATTTATTTTAGCATAGAATACAGCAGAATAACCATGTGCCCCATGATCATGAACAGAATGATAATCTCCTGCCACATACTTCTGACACCAAGGACCAACTATTCCATCATATTCATATACATTTTCTCTAAATTCTTTTAGATATGGAAATAACATATCTAAAAAAGGTTCTCTATAAGGACATACAACTTTTTTATCCTTTCCTATACCATATAAATTATGATCAGTATAAATTAAATCATCATCACTAGCAGCATCTTTATTATCAAAATCAACTAAAGATAAAATCTCTTTCTTTTTTTGTTTCCACTCCTTTATATGGGCAGCAAAAACATTAACTGTAAAAATAGAAGTTCCATTAAATAATTTCATCTTTTAGTAGTGTTACTGCGTGTTCTGTTTATAATAGAAATGAACTTATCTCCTGCAAAGGTTCCTCCAAGACATACATCAATCTCATCTCCATCTTGCCAATTTACATCTCCATTCATCTTAGTATGAAGCATAGCTTCCTGGATTTTATCAATAACTTCTTGTGTTAATTTCATTGTGGTCTATGATCCTTCATACCATCATGATTACCATCGTTAGGTAACTTACCAGTCATAAGATATACAACAGTATCTTTACACCCTCTAAGATAATGAAGTTGTTCAGATGTCTTATCTGTTTGTTCCTTTGATTCAATCTGAGTAATTCTCTTAGTAAATCTTTCTAAAAGTTGCTCTAAATTTTCTGTTGGTTTCATAATGCTGGATACTCCTCATTCCTTTCTAATTTTGTTTTCTTTGTCTCAAAATCTTTCATCAAACGTGCGACTTGTTTTCTATCAAGACCAGCAAGTTGTTGACAGTTTTCTAAACAACGATAGATACACTCTCTATCAGAGATGGGTGGTGCAATTTCCCACCCTTGCTCATCATAATACTTCTTACCTTCAGTAACTTGTGCCTCTACATAAGCAGTATCTAATCTCTCTGATGGATTAGTGTAACTATGTTTCTCAGGCATTATCCTATTGTAGAATCTGGTTCTAGTGCAATAAAATATGTAAGATCATTATTCTTACTAGTAAATCGTGAAAGAAGTTTAGAAGATACAACTATATCATAAGTTCCAGGAAGGATCTTAATATTCTCAACCTTAAAATTAAAGGAGAATACTTTATCAGTTTCACCTACAGTAATAGAGAAACTATTAGAAGTATCATTCTTCTTATCTCTTACTACAACTTTCACAACTCCTGCTTCACCAACTACAGAAAGATCTGATAACTGATACACAGCTGCTGCCTTAAGAAGTTTATCAAGTTGCTCTGTACTCAACTCAAAAGTCACATCCTCAGTAGGAAGTGTCATCTCCCTATCAGGAGGAGTGATAATAACTTGAGGATCAGCAAAGAAATACTTTGATCTCATCCCACCTTCTTTGATAACCACATGATTATCATTAGAAAAATCAAATTCTGGATCACGGTAAAGATGAGTAATACCACCTAGAAATTGACTAAGATCATAGATACCAAAATCTTTAGGAACTTCTTCCTCAATAGTTACTTCAGCAAGAATATTCTTCATCACACTAATAGTGCGAAGTTTATTACCTTGCTTAAATAAAATCGATTGATTAATATCCTTAAAGTTCTCTAGGATCTTAAAGGTATTTTTAGAAAGTTTCATAACCACGGGTCGGAGTTTCATGTAATTGCCCACTAAAATAATAAAGTAGGAGTGTGTAATGCAATGCTTTTAGTATATCACGTTTTGCTTGCCCCTTCTTATCGTACCGACTCAAATACTTGAGTGCATTAGAACGACAGAATGCTTCTGCATCTCCTACAGATTCTATAAGATCAAGTGTCTGAACATCATTCTTATCTGATGTATAGTGACCACCATAAGTTGTAGAAACATAATCTTGAAGTGCCTTGATGGACTTATCTTCTTCATACTTGTGACAACCTTGCTTGTTTATAGAAGGTTCTGGTACAAATGTGTCAGGTGGAATCTCAATATTGAGAGTCTCATAATTTGTATTATCAAAAGTAATGTTAGGATCTACAAAAGTTGCGGTAGGATATAACTCAGATCCAATACCACTGAAAATAGTGTCTGTTCCTAGACCAGCAAAGGCATCGTAGTTGGATGTATCTATGGTAATATTTTCTATAGTACCAGGATCAATAAAGTAACTATTGTCCCCAAAAGATTCGGTAGATACTCCAACTGTAAAATCGGACGTATTCATTTCATCATCCCCATAAAGTTCGTCATAAAGTAAGCTCCAGGAGTTAATCATACATCTTATCCTCCAACTTGTCAAGATCTACATCAGCATCTACTTTATCATATAGTTGTAAGAATGCTTCTTTAGTTTCATCATCAAATCTGTTTACACAAACTTGAATAGACTTCATCTTATCACCAAAGATACTGAAGGCACGAACAATGTGAACCAATCTACGAGTACTGATAATCTCATCAATACCACCATCATAGAATGTCTTACGAATGATGTCACCCCAATCTACAAGTCTTGCAATAAAGTCTGTATCAGTAACACCAAGATTAGCAGCAACCCCACCAAGTATTCTCTTCTCTACAGAAGGTGCTGGATAGTCTTGCTCAAAAGTTACAGGAAATCTCTCTAGGAATGCTTCATTCAATACATTAGTACCAATGAATCTACCATCATCAGATCCCTTACCTTTTGTATTAGCAGTTGCAACTACATTAAATCCTGGAGCAGGATTTACAAACCTACCAATCTTCTTTAGAAACAGACCTTTCCCTTCAAGGATGGGTTGGAGACAAAGGATTTTGTTGCTAGCCAAGTCAACTTCGTCGAGTAGCAAGACTGCACCCCTTTCGAGTGCTTCAATGACAGGTCCGTTATGCCAAACTGTTGCCCCATCCACAAGGCGAAACCCACCAATAAGATCGTCTTCATCTGTTTCAATAGTAATGTTTACACGAATAAGTTCTCTACCCAATTGAGCACATGCTTGCTCCACACCAAAGGTCTTACCATTACCTGATAAACCAGTAATGAATGTAGGATAGAACTGCTTAGACTTAAGAATGTTCTTTACATCATTAAAAGAACCAAACTTAACAAAAGTATTATCTGCTTCAGGTACAAGGTTCTGAGTAACACTAGGTTCTACAGCAGGAGCACTGAAAGAATTTTCAATGTTCTCAACTGCTTTTGTTGTTACCTCAAGATTCCATCTACCTGGTTTTACTCTATACTCTTTTAACTTTTTAGTGACAGTTGCATATGCAATATCATTGGCAGCAGCAAATCCACGTACATCTGCAGCAGTGAACTCTGTACCATATGTGCTTCTCAAACCGTCAATAATTTCTTCACGAGTCATTTTAATCTCGAACATAATGTAATTCGTTTTCGATATACCTATATTACATGAAAAAGGGGTCTTGTGGACCCCCAATGGACACTTATTTAATTGTCTTCTGTTTAGCAAAAAACTCACTCATAGATGATGATACATCAGGTGGTTCAGGGTCTTTATACCCCTTCATCTTTTTCCACTTGTTATGCAATGCTCCCATCATCCAAGACTGGGAAAGACTCTTAGGACCATTCTCAAGAAGATCTAGTTCATACCTGCTAGAGGTATAACCTTTATACTCTTCTCTCCAATTAGAATCATCATAAGTCATGTTTACCTCCTATCGTTTTACATCATGAGCACAACCATCACCAGTATAATCATCACTATCATAATACCCATTCTTACTTCCAAAGAATAGTGTTAGTCCTACAAATGGTAGTGCTGCTAGTATTAAGAATGTTTCAAGAATCATTTTCCATAAGTGAAGGTTTTGTTTTTAATTTTTGTATCACCTTCTGGTGAGGTTCTACCTGGTCTCATCTTTCCTGCGGTAAATCTTTTAACAGGCTTACCTGCTGTTTTTCCGAGTCCACCCTTTCTGGTTGCGGATACTGTACCAGTCTTTTTGGTTTGTGTCAACACCGCATCCTGACCATACTTCTTACCTAATGACTTAACTGCTTTCTTGAAAGCTCTCTTACCCTTCTTACCAGAAGT